ACCAAAGTCGCCATATACGCTATGAGAAGTGTCTATAAGGTCTGAAAGGTCATCTATCTCCCTACGAAAAATAGTAGCCCTGAAATCTTTGTTTTGATAGTCTTTTAAGGCCTCTAAAAGAAGACTAAAGGATTTTGAACCGCCGCGGGATCCGCCCCCGAAAATAATATCAGCGCTCTGCGACAACATGTTCTCCTGTCCTCCACGCTGCGCAATGATTTTATATGGATTTCTCTTTTTGGCATCTTCTTTACGGAGATGTTCAATATAATCCCACGAATAGAAATCTTTGTCTTTAATCGTTACAAATCTATCCATTTTAAAAACTTTATCGCAAATATAGTGATTTTTACGTAAATATAGAATTATCTGGCAAAATAATCGCCGATAATTGTTAGAATAATAGAAAAATTGTTGTACATAATAAACTCTTTTAATAACTTCGCATAAATTCATTAAATATTTCAAGAATATCTTTGTATTGTTGAAAATATTTGTTACATTTGTATAATTAAAAAACAAAAAATGGAGACAGAAAAAATCTTATCCCAAATCAAAGCAAAAGTCGGACAAACCGACGTATCCGATCAGTCCATTTCGGACTACATCAAATTGCACCTGTCTGATGATGCAGAGCCAGATGAAGCCTTTTACGACAAAGCAGTTAAGCTTATCAAATCGTTTCAAGGCAACATCTCGAACTTTGCAGCCACTACGGTAAAGAAACAGATAGAGGCAAAAATGAGTGAGCTAAAAAATAGCCAACCGCAACAAGCAGAACCTAAGTCGGAGAACCCGAAAGAAGGAGATGCAGAATTACTGAAACGGCTCGAAGCGCTTGAGCAGGCTTACGAAAGGGAGAGAAAATTAAACATGGTCAATTCTTTGCGTAACGAAGTCAAGTCGAAGGCCGACGCTCTTAAAGTGGCTCGTAAATCTTTATGGGAGGACATAGTATCTACTATCGACATACCCGAAGATGCAACTGCAGAATCACTTTTAGAGACAGTAAAACCTACTTATGAGGCAAAACTAAGGTCTTACTTGGGAGATGGAGCAGTACCTTATCAAGGTAATCCAAATCCGCCAAAAAATGACGGAGGTAAGTTAGATGAGTTCTTTGCCAGAAAAGCAGAACAGGGCAAGATGCCCAAAAAGGAAAAATAATAAAAAATTTTAACGATTATGAGTGATTATGGAAGAACAACAAAAGAATATCTACCAGGAAAGAATATTTGGGTAGATGTTCCTAAGGTCTATCCTGTAGGGGGCGTAATAGACACTACGGGGATGACACTTGGCAATGTAATCCCTGCTGGTTCGATGTGTGTATTAGACACTGCCGCAGGCACTATTAAAATCATTACTTCGGCTAACGCAAGTGGTGCAGCTGAAGTTGACACGCTGACTATTACTGCTATTCCTACTTTAGCAGGTAATATAACCATTACCCTTAATGGGATAGATTATGAAGTTGCGGTTGATCCAACTACCGAGACTACAGCGACCAAAGTTGCAACAGCTATTAAGAATGGGTTTGCAAGCGATGTAAATTGGACTGTTACATCATCCGCTGCCGTTGTAACCTTTACAGCAAAGGCGGTAGGTGCTAAACTTCCCCCAGCATTTAATGGTGGCACTACAGGTGTTACTGGAACATTCGCTGTTACTACAGAGGGAGAACCTGATGCAGCTAAGGTTAACGGATTATTGTACAACGATGTGATTGTAAATACATACACAACTGGTACTGTAGTTTACGAGGGTATGGTATTTGAGGACATGCTTGCAGATGCTATTCCAGATGCAGCCAAGGCTAAGATGCCACAGATTACTTACTTTAAACATAGTTAATTAGGAGGATAGACGATGAGAACAAATGTGAAATCATATTACGACTTGCTCGACTTCGGTTTAGGAGGTGCAAGTTTTCAAGAATTTGTTGACAGGTTTAAAGATAAGTATAATGCTCCACAGACTGATGGGTTCCCCTGGGATGATGAAATTCAATTGGATTTCACCTATGAGCAGCTGGAGGCAGACTTAGGAGTTGCTACATTGCCTGTATATACCGATATTGACTCTCCGGGTCTCTATAAGAGCTTCGAATCTTTCAAGATCGGTTCTAACAAGATACCTCCTCAAAAACACGGATTTGCGTTGAACCAAAAGATTCTTCGTGAAAGAATGATTTTGGCGCAGAAGTATGGAGAAGCAGCCCTTACAAGTGAAACGCAGGACGCATTACTTAGCTTACAGTTTGATTCTATCGACAAGCTGATCGCAGGTAATTACAATGGACTTACACATCAACGTATGCGTATAGTTTCTACTGGTCAGTTTACCATTGACGCCAACAACAACCCTCAAGGTATTAAGGGTGTTACTTTTGACTTTGGTATTCCTGCCGGCAATAAAGAAGCATTGACTGGCGAAAATCGTTGGTGGAAAACTGACGAACATATCTTGGCCAATGAAGGAGCAACTTCTGATCCTATCAAGTATCTGAAGGATAAATACAAATGGGCTAAGAAAAACGGCTATCCTATGGGTCATTTCGAAATGTCGCAAGACCTCTATGATGATATGCTTACACACAGCAAAGTGTTAACTCGTATCGGGCACATGCTTTATCCTGCTGCTGGGACTGACGCTATTGCATTTTCTTATGCACAGAACCTGGCCGATGACGCCATTGCCGCTGCTATCAATCGTATGGTAGGGTGTCCTATCATACCGAGAGATTCTAAGGCAATGGTTGACAAGTACGATTCTGTAACAAAGTCTCTTAAAAAAGACTGGGTTGAAAACTTCAATCCTCTGAATGTGGCTTATGTACCAGATGGACAGCTTGGGACTATCAAGACTGCACAACACGTACTAACGGGTGATCCTACTGTACGTACCGCATTCTTCGATGGAGGCAGAACACTTATCACGCAACGTTTCGAATCTCAAACTAAAAGCGTTTACGTTGAGAGCGAAATATATGCGCTTTGTGTTCCGCAAGTTGCGAGATATATGTGTGTTTACACCGTAACCGCATAGACATGGCAACTACTCAATATACTACCAGCACTATCCCCGTAGAAGCATATCTGCGGGGGTGTGTTGGTTACACTGTATCGGACGAAGCCTTATTGTCAATCTTCATAAAGAGAGGCGTAGAGATGGGTACACCAGCTATGTCCATTACTACGAAAGTCCTTGAGTTATGCAAAGCAGACCTATATGTATATTGTGCCTCCTTGCCAAGCACTTCTGCTACGGTAGAAGATGCGGATGCAGGGTGGAAACATAGAGAAGGAGGCATACAAAAAGGAGTTTCGGACAACGGAAGATTGATGCAGATGGCTAATTACATTTACAGCAAGTATGGAGAGCAAACGACTAAATCAACTATTAAAATGAATCCTTTAGGCATGAAGTTTCATGTATAACCCCAGATTTCCTCATACGTGCAAGGTCTATAGAATGACCAACCCAACCCCGTTCAGTCAGGGTACGGAAGAAGTCGTGTATGAAGGAGAATGCAGGAAATACACGAACACTTCACGCTTTAATGAGGTCGTCATTTCAAAGTACGGATTATCGATACCTGGAACTCTACCAATTAAGGTAGGTGATCTTTTGACCGTAACTGATGTAACAGGGACATTTGATGGTTCTGTGGTAGAAGTCAGTGCGGGTAATTTGGGGACTACCGTATTTTTTAACGCAACCGGGCAATGAACAACGAAGCAGCATTGGATAAAGGTCTTGAAAAAGCAAGAAAGATAGCTTTCGAGCATATACAGAAGTGCCTTGAAGATGCTTGTGACGAACTTGTCAGACATGCGCAACAAAACTACAAATCACCAATAGGATCATTTACGGGTAACACCATAACCAGCTATTCTGTAGGTTTATATATAAACGGTACGTTTGTATATTACTACCAAGACGACGGAATAAAGCCGCCAGTTAGAGGTAAGCTTACCAAGAAAGAAGGCAGGGTAGAGTTATCACCAGACTGGGAAGGCAGAACAAGAAGTTATTACGCAAAAGTGGATACCGACGGAGGATATGGTAAAGACTCTGCGCTTGACTTCTTGAACAGCTATAAATCAAGGACGAAAGGAGTGGAGATAGTCATGTGTTCGGGGACTGAATATTCATCTTACATTCAAGATGTGATGAAGGGTAATGTACTCGAAAAGACTAAAGCCGAAGCTCCTTCGATTTTAATGTCCAACATGAAACCGATGAAATAATGGCAAAAGCATTTCCGAGAAGAGACATTCTGTTTTCGTTATATACCACATTATCCACGATAAGCAAGGTATATATACCTAACAGGCCTACGTCTAATCCTGACGCAGAAACGAGTTTCATGGTGATCGACATACCCGGTACGATGAGCGACAGAAATGCTTATCAAGAAGCATCTTTACGCATAGACCTGTTTAAGAAAGACTTTGCAGGCGGAGTTGAGGATGTACAAGGGTTGGACAATCTTTACAAGTCGGTCATAGCATTATTCCCGATAGTTACCGATAATTTTACGGCCATTTCTCCGAGACTTGTCTCTGGTGGGAGTGACGACAAAGGATTTCATTATTTGATGGTGTACGCTGATATTTTGACAAAATAAACAATTTAACAATTTACAATTATGGCAGAAATTACAATTACGAAAAAGCTGACTGATTTACAGTCGGTTTTTGACAAGGTTAAAAGGGTATTTTATGACGAGACGGTAAACATAAACCTAAACACAGTTACGAAGCTTGGTTATGAGCTACCCGTTATTGAAGACAGTTTTTCTTTTGACAGTGGGGCTGTAAGTATTTCCTCAGTTAAGATAACTACCGGTCAGAAATGGGCAAGTTATGTTACCGCTGGAGACCCAAGCATTACAATGCAGGTTGCATCGGTTGATAAAGAAATTGCAAAACTATTTATGACTGAAAAAGGGAACGCCGTTTCAAGTGGCGCTAATACCTTAGGAGGATTATCGCTTTCAGGACAAGGATATTCTACCGAAACGAAAAAGGTTACTGGTTCGCTTATTCTGGCTTCGGAAGATGGAACGAGATTGATTGCACTTCCTAATGTGGAGATGTTCGCTAATCCTGTTATTGCTTCTGGTACTCCTGCTTACTTTAATGTTCAGATATTCCCGAAACCTAATAA